TGGTTCAATCAGTTGGGACGCAACAAATTTATATGTATGCACTGCGAACTATGATGGTTCAACAGTGATATGGAAAAAGATCACACTAGCGAGTATCTAACATGGCCCAGGAAGTAATCAACATCGGAGCACAGGCTGATGACGGCACAGGCGATACCATAAGGCGTGCGGGCATCATAATCAACAACAACTTCACGGAGTTGTATGCTAGACCATCTGTGGTGTCAGATATAAATGTTATTCAAAATAACATAAGCACGACTGCGTCAAACGCCGACATAGTGATCAAACCATCAGGAACTGGATCAGTTACATTTCCTGCTATCACAATAGATGACAACAACATCAAGACAACACGGTCAAACGATGACATCAAATTAGTTCCCAGTGGTTCAGGACGTGTGGTTGTTGATGGTCTGGGATTCACACAAACATCTATCGTGTCAAGTGATTCTAGCATAGTCAACATCAATGAAAACTTAATAGTGGACGGCAGTATAGATACAGGTGCGGCCACTTTTACATCAGGAGTAACAGCGAATTCTACCATGGGTGTGACAGGAGCAACAACTCTTTCCACGCTGACTGTGTCAGGCACATCGTCTTTCGTTGGCACAACAACTTTCGACAACCTACTTTTCAATGACAACATCATAAGTTCTAGTTCTAACGCAGACATAAATCTTACACCAGGTGGAACAGGTGTGGTGAATGTGTCTAACCTCACAATAGATTCCAGCGTCAATCTAACAGACAACATCATAAAGGTCACAAGGTCAAACGACGACTTCGTTTTATCAGCAAATGGCACAGGTTCTGTTCAGATATCCAAAATCGACATGAACGCCGGTGCAGTCGACAACACTGCCATAGGTGTTGATACACCCGCGGCTGGAACTTTCACAACTGTCACTATCACAGATCCAACACTGACTGTAGACGGTGTCACGATCACTGACAATGAGGTCACCGCAAACAGGTCGAACGATGACATTGAGTTGACCGGTAGTGGCACAGGAACAGTGGCAGTCAACGGCATCAAGACTCCATCTTCTGATGGATCCGCAGGACAAGTGTTACAGACAGACGGGTCAGGAACATTGAGTTTTTTCACTTCTCCAATACTTTTTGACCACACAGAAATTACAGATGGTACAGCAACAGTTTCAGGGGCGTCATCGGCCGCTCAGGTCATTGACACTTTTGCCCACGCCTCGTTCAGGAGTTGCAAGTACATACTACAGATTTCCGATGCAACAGCAGACAGGTACAGATTGATCGAAGCCAACGTGACCACCAACGGTGTCAGCGCCTTTGTCAGTGTATTTGCAGGTGTTGACAACGGTGCAGGTGACGGGTCATCCGTTTATGACACGCTTGACATAACAGCAGACGTATCTGGTAGTGATGTGAGATTGCTAGGACAAGTAAATAACACAAACAACCAAGTTGTTAAATTTGTAAGGAGACCAATCAAGGTATAGACATGGCACAACAAACGCTTAACATAGGATCAAACGCAAATGACGGGACAGGCGACACTCTACGTGTTGCTATGGACAAGGTAAATGACAATTTTACGGAACTTTACGCTTCTCCGTTGTTTTCAGGAAATCTGTCATTCAGTGGTAACGAGATAAGTGCCACAAGATCAAACGATGACATAGTGTTCGTGCCATCTGGCACTGGATCTGTTACATTTCCTGCAATCAAAATCAATGACAACAACATAGAAGGCACCAGATCAAATGAAAATATCAACCTGGTCCCTAGTGGCACTGGTTCGGTAATTTTTGGTGCGTTGAAAATTAAAGGAACTACAATCAGTTCTGATGACTCTGCGTCAATCAACATCAACGAAGGCCTTATAGTCGATGGCACAATAAATGTCTCTGGTGCGGCAACTCTATCAGGAGCAACAAATCTTAGTTCTACGCTGGCTGTGCCTTCTGGATTGACAACCCTTTCAACGTTGAGTGTCACCAGCACGACAAATCTTACAACCACAAACATAGACAACCTAACTATACAGGACAACACAATTAGTTCTAGTTCGAACGCAGACATAAATCTTACACCAGGCGGAACAGGCTCGGTTGTAATAGATAATCTTACTATAGATTCCAACATCAACATCACGGACAACAAGATTACAACTACAGCATCAAATTCAAACCTAGTCATAGAACCTGCAGGCACAGGATCTGTGCAAGTCGCAAAGGCAGACGTCAATGGTGGTACCATTGACAACACTGTAATTGGTGGTGCAACTCCTTCGACAGGGTCTTTCACTACATTGTCTACAACGTCTTCCATGACCATAGATGGAGTGACCATAGCAGATAACACAGTGAGTTCCAACGCATCAAATGCCGATCTAGAACTTTCTGGCAACGGAACCGGGACAGTTGCATTAAATGGCTTGAAGTTTCCAACTTCAGACGGAAGCACCGGACAGTTGCTAAAAACGGACGGCAGTGGTAATCTTGGCTTTGCTACAGCAGGTGCCACCCTTAACCATTCAGACATAAACGACAACAGCACAACAGTTGCCACATCCGCAACCACACAGATTGATTCTTTTGACTCTACAACTTACAGAAGTGCAAAATACTACATATCAATATCAGATTCAACAAACAATAGGTTTGAGATTGTTGAGGCAAACTTGATACACGGACCAAGTGCGGACAGTAGTATCGAGGCCTACCTGACCACTTTTGGATCTACTACCAATTACACTGATCCTCTATGCACTTTCACAGCAGACATAGATGATGGATACGTAAGACTATTGGCTACTAACATTACCAGTGATAGCACTGTGTTCAAATTTCAAAGAACATTGATTGACCTATAATAATTACATTAGGTTTATAAAATTTAAAATAAATATTCAAAAAAAAGGGATTTAAACAATTATGGCTAGACAAAACATCAATATTGGTTCCAGTGCTAACGATGGAACAGGTGACCCGTTGAGAACGGCTTTTGATAAAATTAATGACAATTTCATAGAATTATACGGTAGCGATAATGACATCAACACTTTGGACGCAAATTTAGATGTTAATACCTTCGCCATTACTACTGGTGTCACCAACGGTGATATAACGGTCACACCAAACGGTACAGGAAGTATCAAACTTGGTGCACTAAAATTCAATGGAACCACGATCAGTTCCGACGACTCAACGATAGTGAATATAAACGAAGGTTTGGTGGTTGATGGCACGGCATCAATAAGTGGTGCGGCTACATTGAGCACATCACTTGCCTTGGCATCTGGCGCTACAGTGACAGCCATATTAGACGAAGACGCAATGGGCAGTGACTCTGCTACTGCGTTGGCAACACAACAGTCTATCAAGGCATATGTAGACTCACAGGTTACAGCACAGGATCTAGACTTTGCCTGTGATGACTCAACAACTCTATCAATAGACTTAGATTCAGAGAGTTTACAATTCTCTGGTGGAACAGGTGTGACAACTGCAGGTACAGGTAATACAGTGACCATCGCCATAGATGGAACAGTTGCTACACTCACTGGTTCACAGACATTGACAAACAAAGTATTAACTGCACCAACTATCAATGGTGCGACAATGACGGGCAACGTGACCGTTGACAATTTGATTTTCAATGACACAGACATCACTACTGCATCAAATGGTGATCTTACATTGAATCCAGGTGGCACTGGAACAATACAATTACATGCGAACACTGCCGTTACAGGAACAGCATCAGTATCAAGCACATTGACAACTGCTGACATAACCACAACAGGAAACCACACACTGACTGGCAACAGCACAGTGGACGGCGACCTGATTGTCAAAGGTTCTGTGAACGCGGACACGTTCATCTCAAACTCCAACGGTGACATCACGATAGATCCTGCTGGAACAGGAGCGATTGTGTTGACTGGTCCAATCACTGCAACAGGGACACAGACAACTACAGGACAACTTAATGTTGACAACTTGAGATTAGATGGGAACACTTTATCTGCCACATCGGGTGGTATGACCATAGACGCGGCCACTGGACAGAACATCACTTTTAACAAGAAGATCATTTCAAGTGCGGCGGACATCACTTTATTACAAGCAACAACCGTTAGGGCAGACACAATACAGAACGACACGTCAAATGGTGACATCAGTATCAGCACACAGGGTACTGGTGTGGTAGATTTCAACACAGCCACACAGACCACGGTTGGCGCAGTTGGTGCCGCGACACACTTGCCACTTGATTCTGCAAATGAGATAAGACCGCTTGGCTATCTGAAGATCAAAATTGGTGGTGTGGATGCAGTTATACCATACTTTAACGCATCGTAATAGATAATCAATAAAGTCCTGAAAGGCAAATGAGAAGACGTTACAACGACCGTAATAGGCCTAAATCTGCCCATTCCGAGATAAAACGCTTGGAGGAGGCCATACGACGTTCTACTGACAAGATTGAGAAAGAAGACCTCAGACAACACCTTGAACACTGGATCCGTACACAGAATAATAGACTTTAATTGGCAATAAATACCCTTGTAAGGAGTAAAGTAATGGCAACACCAGTGTGGTCTACCACAGCAGGTAAAATTGCAACTATTGATGAACAAGTAGCGTATTCTCTCCAATTGGAGGCGAATACAAGCGATTCAACGGCCATCACTTACTCCGTGATTGCAGGAAGCCTACCCGCAGGAATGCAGGTGACGTCTACAGGCTTACTGACGGGTACTCCGGCTGAGGTTGCCAAAAGAACTCTTTACACCTTCGTCGTGCGAGCCACGGCCGGTACCCAGATTACAGATAGAACTTTTTCACTTGATGTTCAGGGCGCAGACACTCCAGTGTTTACGACTGCATCAGGACAACTAAAGTTAGACGACTCTACCAGTGTTGGCCTGTATTGGGTCATTGATGGAGCGGAAATTTCATTCCAGGTTCAGGCAACCGACACTGACACGAGGGCAGGACAGAGTCTTGTTTATGAAATTGTGCAAGGTTCCTTACCTCCAGGTGTTACAATGACAAAATCTGGTCTCATATCAGGTATTGTTCAACTAACAGAAGATCAACGTTTCGCTGAGCGTGGTGGTTATGATGGTACAGGAACAGAAGATCAGTTTGATGGGATATATGACAGAACAGTTACAACAAAAAGTGTCAGTAAGAATTTTGATTTTATAATAAGAGTTTCAGATGGCACGAGTTTTGTTGAGCAAAACAACTCAATATTTGTGTATTCCGCTGATTTCTTTAGGGTATCGAACAGTGTTATATTGATCGATGCAACTGAGATAGACAGTTCTCCTTTGACCATGGACCTAAGTGCCAACAGGAGACCTGTGTTTCGGACAGCATCCGATCTTGGTTCATTTAGGCATGACAACGCAGTTGTTATAAAAATTGATGTTGATGATTTTGATCCATTGCAGGCCGATTTAGAATACTCCATACAGTCAGGAGCACTACCCAATGGACTTTCTATAGATATTAATTCTGGTGAAATATATGGTGTGCTTTCCAGACAGTCTGCTGTTGAGGTCACACATACCTTTACCGTGAGAGCAAACAGAGTGATAAGTCCTGGAGTGAATGTTTTTACTGACAAGTCTTTCACTATGAAAGTAATAGGTGAGGTTGACATAGGAATCTCATTCACCACAGCATCTACAATAGGCACACTTAAGGCGGACATTCCCAGCACACTGAATGTGGAAGCAGTTGCGGAAGGATCCGACCGAGAATTGACCTATTCTCTGACTTCTGGATCTTTACCAACCGGAATAACGCTGTCCAGCCAAGGCAACCTAGTGGGCATAATAGATCCTAGTGACTTCACAGATTCAACCCGATCTTTCACATTTACTATTACAGCCAGCGACCAATATCAATCAGCGGCCACTTCAAAAGAATTTACACTCAACATTGATATTCCTTATACACAGATAGAGTATGGAAACATGACCGGACATGCAACGTCATTCATCGACCAGAATATCTTTTACCAAATAGCACAAGATCCAAACATCAACTCAATGGAAAATATTTACAGATCGGAAGACAGCAATTTTGGAATGCAGTTGAAACCTGACATGCTCATGATGGCCGGCCTCGAGGCACAGACACTTACCACGTTCCAGCAACAGATGGAGCAGAACCATTCGCCAAAAACATTTTATTTTGGAGACTTAAAAACAGCGATTGCCAAGGAAGGCACAACATTAAAATACGAAGTTGTATATTTAGAAGTGAAAGACACGATGGTCAACTCCAAGGGAGATGCAATATCAAGTTCTATTAATTTAAGAAAGGAAGTTGCCAAACCTGTACTTGGTCCTAGGGCATCGAGCATGAATGCCACGGCAGATTACGTGAACTATGAAGTCACGACAGATGGCGGATTGTCATTTAGCACGTCTGGTTCCAAAGTCAGGTACGCGAATCAACTGAGTGCTGACTTGGGATTTATTGAAACAGTATACCCTAATGCAGTTACCAACATGCGTTCAAGATTAAAAAGCCTAGGACACAAAGAGTGGGATTACTTGCCTTTATGGATGAAAACAACACAGGCAGGTGATCTGGCTCCACTGGGCTTCGTGACTGCTGTGCCAGTTTGCTATTGCAAACCCGGAAAAAGTGCCTTGGTCAAAAAGAGGATAGAAGATAAAGCATTGAAATTTAAAAACATAGAATTTATAGTTGATAGGTACGTTGTAAGCAAAAGCAAAGTGGCCACAGACACTTTCACAGGTGATGGATCCACTGTAAGTTTTGTGGTGCCTGAACTGATACACGAAGAAGACATCCTTGTTAAAGAGGGCGTACAAATAGTCTATGTTGGACCGGGCGTGACCGCAGACAACAACATTAAACCAACTTACCTTACGGCTGACGGCACAATTAGATCCGCGGACCATGAGCTCGGCATCACTCTTTCGCACGACACCACTACCAAAAAAACAACGATCACTTTTACCAAAGAAGTGCCACAGGCGGGCACAATAATCAAAGTGGAAAGAAGCAACGATAAATATCTGAAATTTAGAGATAAAGGAATACAATAATGGCTAGTAGCATAGTACCAGGAAACATAGACGAAACATATCCTAAGTCAGGACAAGACAATAGTTCACAAGGTTTTCGAGACAACTTTAATGCGATCAAAAACAATTTCACTGAAGCGAAAAGTGAGATAGAAACAATGCAGACAAACAAGGCAAATCTCAACGCCGCAAACAATTTCAGTGGCAACACAATACAAAACGCACAGTTAAAGGACAATTCAGAAACCATCTACTCACATGGCACGGTTGCCAGTGGTTCGGTAACCTTGAATCACGAGAATGGTCATTATCAGACATTGACAATCACAGCAGATACTACCTTTGCATTTTCAAATTTTCCAACCGGTGCTGTTGGCAGAATAATTTTAGACATCACAGTTAATCCAACATCCACAGGAATATTGACATTCCCTAGTGCTGTGATAAAATCAGACAACGTAACAGGAAGTGATGGAACATCAGATCAGGTCACAATAGGACTTGGAAGGGCCCTTTTTGAATTCCTTTCACCTGACGGTGGCACCACTGTGTTAATGCACCAATTGGGCAAACAGTACGTCTAACAAGTAAAGGAGTATTATGTACTTCCATCCATTACAAGAAGAGATAGGTAATATGAGCGAGGAAGATATTTCAAAAAGAATCAAGGAGCTCACGAAAAAAGTTGCGATCGCAAGGCGAGGTCGTAATCCTGATATGTTGGCCAATTTACAGTTTGCTCTAAACACTTATAGAAATGCCATCAGAGAAAGACGAATAGAGGAATGGCACAAGAATAACAAGAAGTTGAGGAACGAACCAGATATCGGAGACCTCATCAACATCGATTAGTAAATAGTTTTCGATGTCAAACACATTTACCTGGGACACAAATTTCAAATCCATTATCATTGTTGATGGAGAATTGTTTTCCAATAAATACAAAGTACGTATTTCATTGACACCACACACTGCAAACCTTAAGGAGCAGACCAATTACTTTGATAGGCTAAAAAATCTTTTTGAACAGGTGTTTGCCAACACTATTACTACATGGAGAGATGAACCTCTTTACGCAATACTGAAAAAATCAACAATTAATAGATTCATTGAATTACCAAAACCTCCCTATGACCAAATCATGGCCGCAGTTTGCTTCTGTAAGGCAAACTCTATCTTGGACAGTAAAATTGTTATAAACCACATAGAGCTATCATCATGGCAGGGCGATGGTATTACCTATAAGGTTGACAAAGACAGCAGAGAGCTTATACTTTTAGATAGGCCCGATTGGTTTTCAAACAAATACAGTAAATTTGATCCATGGTGGTTGAGGGCAGACACGGCAACATATGATCAAGAATTTGACAAAGGCATCTATACAGGACACTTCAGTTGGGACAATCAAGAAATTCCAGTTGACAAAAAGCACGAGTACCATGCTAAAATATTCGAGTTTCAACCAAAGGTTTTAGATGGCGGAAAAAACAAAAATAAATGATCATGGCGATGTGATATTCTCGGAGGAGGATGCAATTGATCTGCTTTACACAAACCCTGAGTTCGACATATCAAAACTGTACTTCAACGACATAGAAAAATATTCAAAAAGTTTGAAAGAACTGGGCATAGACTTACCTGTGATCAACACAGCACCAAAAAGGCCAAAACCAGAAGAGTTCGACAAGAACAACTGCGAGCAATGGCACATGCCTGAAAAGTATTACCAAATTAACGTACTGCAATGGTTGTTGGACAAGTGTCAAAACGATGAAGAGAAAATGCGTGTGCAGATAGAATATGATCTGTTCAAAAAGAAAAATTTTATACGAGTGTTGCAGTTCTTGATCTATTTTGTAGACACATTGAGAGCCAATAACATAGTATGGGGTGTTGGCAGGGGATCAAGCGTGGCCAGTTTCTGCCTGTTCCTGATAGGAGTTCACAAGATAAATCCCATGATGTACAATTTGGATGTCACCGAATTTTTGCGATGATAAGTAATCAATATAGGAGCATATTATTATGGTAGCAAGAGCACCAAGAAAAAGAATGTATAGGACCATGCAAGGACGTATGGTTGACATAGAGAAACTTAGAGCGGCCAACGAGTCAGTTCAAGCGGTTGGTAATATGAATGTCAACGCAAGGGGAGATGTGTTGGGAGCAGGTGGACAAGTTGTGACACCAAAGGAACAGATCATCAAGAAGTACTACGAACAACCAAAGGGAATGGTCAGTGATACACCAAACAGAGGCAAACCAATGCCGGCGCCTAAGGCGGAGCCAGTTAAGACAGTGCAGAAGATGACACCGGTGGCGGCCAAGCCAGCACCAAAGAAAACCGTTGCACCACAGACCAAGAAAATGGAAGTAAAGCCAGTGGAACCTTCCAAACCTAAAACAGAGAGCACAGCCAAAAAAGGCATAGACGCCGCTCTTGACGGATTAGAATAAATCTTATATAATAATCCTATAATGGGACAACTAGAAGACTTACAGGCAAAAGGATTTGGATCACACGGTGGTAAGGAATACACCGTCGACTACGACATCACACCACTAAAGAAAAGGGTGTTGGTATCAGACATGCACTTTGGAGAGACAAAGACCAAGGGCGGTATCATACTCACAGACGATGATGGCTCAGAATCGGGCATACATCCTAGATGGGGCAAGGTCTACGCCATCGGGGATCAACAGGAAGATGTCACAGTGGGACAATGGGTAATGGTGTCACACGGAAGATGGAGCAGAGGATTCAAGGTCAAGAAAGAGGGCGTGGAACTAGAAGTACGAATGATTGACGAGAATGACATCTTACTAGTGTCAGACGAAGAACCCGAGCAAAACAGGACCAAGGCCGGCTACGTGAACACAGGTGGCATGAGTCAGATGACTTCGTTACCTGGCAATGATTAAACTACACATCTGTTACGTCTGCAACAAACAATTCTTAAACGCAATATACTGGTACGACAGCCTACACGACACCAAATACGACAAACGTATAATCAGGCCATTCTGTGGTCCTGCCTGTGCCAACAAGTACAGAGAAATGTCAGACGTGAACGATTATCCACAAAGGAAACCATTGCCCAATGGTCCGGAATGGCAGATCATAACAGACATCAATTCGATAGACTATGAAACGGATTAAGATCAAAAAAGTTAAAGTTGAGTTAAGCAAGTTAGTGACCATGGCAGAGATGGGATTGGGTGTTGAACGTCCACTCAATAAAGAGAAGAGAACATGGATCAACAAACTTAAAAAGGACGGTGCTTGGGATCCAATACTCGTGACACCAATAAAAGATTCAGGCTACTATCTATTGACAGACGGGTGGCATAGAGTACAGGCCGCAACAGCACTCAAAAGAAAAACAATAAATGCGTTGCAATTACCAGCAAACGTAGGACTGAGCATGGCCAAGGCCAACAAGATCTTACGTGACATAGACAGAGAGCACGGATTCAAACTGCATTGTAGTGACATCATCGGACACTGGGCCATGATGGAAACACTGCTAGACTAGACATATCACAAATATCTGTTATAATACACACATGGTACAACGTTTCGGTTTCTGTTGCAAATGGCTCAATGACACTAGCGAGTTTGGTGGC